AAGCCGCTGTAGAAGTTAATGCTTTGTAAGAATTAGAAAAACCACTAGGACTATCTGTTTCTTGGCTTCTTGTTATAGACGGGGTGTAAGCAGAACGTACATAACTAAACCGATCTACAGATAGATAGCCACCAGCAGTTGACGTTCCCGTAGTACCACGTTGTGCCACTTGCATAGCACCATTGATTATAAGATTTCTGTTCGACAAAGCCCCATCGTCATAGACGTTACCCAAGTCTGCTAATTGTCTAGCTTTAGTCATAAGTTACTCCTTATGGTTTTGTAGGCCACGTCACATCATCTAGTGAAGTTGCACTGTCAGTAATGTCACGTAGTGCTTGTCTGTATGCAGTCTGAGCAGAAGTCATTGTACGATCAGACCCTGCCCACCAATCAGTAGCGGCAATCAAACGATCACGTTCTGCTCTGAGTAGCTTCATAGGTTCAGCCGCAATAAGTTCATCTTTCTTAGCTGATACTGCTGACCAAGTTGTACCCCAATCAGATGGGTCTTGGCTCTCAATAGCTGAACCATTTGCATCTGCGCCAGTTACTTTGGCGTACATGGTTGTGAACTCAGCTTCTGTTGTTGGTTCGCCACGGAGTACCCACTCTGTAACTCCCAACTCTGATAATGCTGTTGATATTGTTGTCATTTTATTTGGCCTCCTTTAGCCGTTATTTTTGTATTTCGTACACTACAAATGAAGATACTGATTGATAGTATGCAGATGAATTAGAGTCAGATTGACCTCTATTAATAGCTCCACCATTGTAACAACTTGCTTGTATCAGCCATGTTATAGGAGTTGTTGTATCAGATGCAGATGTATTGTCTGCGTAATCACCACTCAGATAGAAGGCTTGGTAAGAGTTTGAACCCGTAGTGTCTCCAGATTTGTATGGGTTTACATGGGCTGTTGTTGCTTGTCTACTTTCAACACCTGACGCTATATAGTCACTTTGGATATTGCTATCACGCAGTATGCGAAAGCCCATAGAAAAATAGTTACAAGAAATAGAGAGAGATGGACATAATATAAATTTACTGTTTGTTGACTTAGGTGTAAGTGTTACACTTAGGTTTGTAACATTAGTATAATTATAAGTGCCTATACTCATGTGACCTGTAAAAACTGCATTACCAACCTGTAACACACTACCTGATGTATTAATCCCTAAGTCAGCCGCCGTTGGTGTAGCACCATTGGCTTTCTGTAGAGTATCGACTTTTATTATACTGGTCATTGTGCGATCTCCATTAGGGTTATATGTTGTGGACCATACATACTAGCATTAGCACCTCTCCAGTATATTCTATAAGTAATTTGAGAAGTTGTTGCAGGACTGTCTAAATATTGAAATGCATAAGGAATAGTTAAAACTTGACTATCTCCTGTATCTAAGTTTCCTATGTCCTGAGTCACCGCTTGAGTATTTCTATATAATCTTACATTGGTAACGGTATCACCAGTCTTTCTTACATTACTTAACGTGACTAATGCTAGTATTTTACTAGAACTAAATTTCGGTGTTATTTGACAATTGAAGCCACTATCTACCATTGTGGACGTGCTATTGGTACTAATAGTAGTATTGGATTCAGCCTGAACAACTTGCATAACATGCCCTGCAATATGCACACCATTGCCACTGGTCTTCTCAACGAGGCTATCGACTTTTAATGTACTCATTGTGCGATCTCCTGTAATATTATTGTTGAGGTAGAGCCACCATCGTGTAAACGAAGATTAGTGCTATTAGCTGTTGATGATAGTTTTCCATTAACGGAATAAGTTACAGCATTTGTTGTACTTGGTGAGTCTAAGTAGTTCATAGTTCCATGTACTGAAAAAGAGTAATACCCATTAGAGGCTGTCCCTGCATAGCTATCACTTCTTCTAAATGCAATTTCCGTAGTTCCCCTTAAAATTTGCAGGTAAAACTTAGGACCAGAGTTTCCGTTCTGATACGTTTCTGCTGACAGATTTACCAACACAAGTATTTTTGAAGTTGCAACTTTTGGTGTAATAGATAAAGTTAATCCAGTTGCGGTATATGATGTACTAGCTATATTACTACCTGTAGTGACAGTCTGTTGCACTGTTTGTATAACATGCCCCGGTGCATAAAGTGTTTGACCACTTGGTATTATCACCTTGTTCGCATTAGACCCAGATGTTGGTCCTATTAAGTTTTCGACTTGTAATGTACTCATCTATATCACCGTTAAGTTTCCATTGACTGTCAGAGTAATACCCGATGCCACAGTAAGTGGCCCTGTAGCACTAGCATTTTCATCTGCGTCAATTGTTGTGTTAGTGTTTAGCTCTTGTTCATTAACTCGAAAGATGTCACCTGCTCGTGAGCCGACTGTTCCGTTGTCACCCTTGAACATGCCACCAC